TTCCGTTACCTTATGCCGCTTGGCCTTGGCATCTTCATCACCTGCAAAGCACTCGCTCAACTTGCCCGCAACAAGCCCCTGCTGGCCTGGGGTAGCAATGCCCATTTTATGCACCTCGGGCTTGCCGTCAACCTTGCGGAATAACATCGTCTGCAATTTGTCGGGTGACAATGGGCGCTGTGCCTTGACTTTCGGAGACGGGGCAGGCTGGCGTTGTTGAGGCTGATGTACTGGCTGGCTGGTTTCTCCGCCTGCGTCAGGATCTTCATCACCCGTGGGGATAAGAAATGTTTTGAGCAGGCAATACTTGACAGCGGCAGTCGCCGCCTTGTTTATTCCCTTGTCACCCTTATCCTGTGCCTCGGCAGACCACTTGACAGCCTGGGTCGCGCCTGTATCGCCGTCTGCGAAGGTGAGCACGAAGTCGGCTAGCGTTCTGTTGTCGCTCTGTCCATGTTTCTCTAAGCTAACGAACAGCGCCATATTGACTTCAGCCATCGCATTGCGCACAGCCTCTAACACATCAGCATCGAGCACGAAGTCGTAGTTGAAGTAGTCATTGTGTCCGCGTTTAGGAATACGCTGAATGTCTGCCATTACCCGTGCCATTTTGCTATATAGACTTGCTTGTGCTTCATCACTCATTACCATTCTCCTTTCCAAATTCTCGTAGTGCTGCATACACGTGCCGCCGCTCCACCGCTTCCGCTTCTGGCTCCGCCTCCGCGATCTGCTCCGCGCGGCCCAGCACCTGCGCCAGGTCGGCGACGGTGTAGGCGTCGGCTAGGGCGGAGATGAGGGCTTCGGCTTCGGGTGAAAGCGGCAGCTTGTTCATAGTTCTATTATCTACCATCGGTGGCCTTGTGTCAATAGCTATATCGGGCCATCTTTGCTGAAATATAGCCCTGTTGGGTTGGCCCATGTGGGCTATTTGTCCCCGCTCCCTGCGCCCGCCGCCCGCTCAGGGGTGGGGCTAGCTGCGGGCCTCCAAGTGCATCTGACCGATCCAGCCCCACGTTGCCCACTTGGGGCTCTTAACCTTGTAACACGGTGTTTCCTCAGCGGGTGGTCCAATTACATCGCGCCAAGTAGAAACTTCAATCACTTCGCCCTCTGCAGGCGGGCGCTGATCTATCACGAAAACCTTATCTCCTACTTTGAACATTTGCTTCTCCTTTCCTTGCTACTGTCTCTGTCGCCAGCCGCCGCGCCGAGGTCGCCAGTCTCGGAACTGCTGCGGCTCTACGTGGCTTCGTGGAGTTTTTGAGCCATACGTTTAAGGCGCTGCCGCCGCTTGCCACTCCTTAGAGGATGCCTTTCGAGGGCAACCTTCCACCACTCGCGCTGTTGCGGTCGGTGTGCCAGTTACCTGCTAGCAAGGTTCTCCCCGACCCACTGGTATGGACACACTCGTTACCGTCGGTTCGACCGCATTCTGTTGCTGGCGCGGAGGGGGCCAGTCTTTCACCTGGCTCAGTAGACTTCAGACAGAAATCCTTTACCAGTAGTGGGACTTAACCAATTGCTTGGCCGTCTACCCGTGCTGCCACTCTCAGGGCGTTTCATAAGCGCAACGCCGCCCCTCCGCGCCTGTTGCTGATGCGACAACTGGCCCATTCTCAACTACTAGCTAGCATTTCGTTGATTCAAGGACTTCTATACCGCCCAGTTGCCAGTCCGGTTGCCGGTTACGGGCGTCCGGCGCTGTGTTTGTCCGCCACCTTCTCCGTTTTTGGTGAAGGTCCAGCCGATTTTCGTTTGTTGGGGCAGAGACGGGGCGGGAATCTAACCCGCTACGGAGGACTGCGCCATGAGTCGCCTAACTCCGCTATCCCTCTCCAGGTTCTCTCATAGTCATTCCCTGGCGGTTCCCAACAGGTGTAACCCGTCCCTCGTTTGTTAAGGTGGTGGCGCGGCCTACGCTTACCCTCCCTCACAGCGTAGCCCACCAGACTGCCCTGGTCCTCCAGCCGCGCCACCGCCCCCCGCGCTGCCGCCTGGCCGCCTCGGGTTGCAGTTCGCAAGTCCCATTTCTGGGAGAGCCATCTGCTCGACCGCCGTCCTTAGCATAGAAGGGTCGGACTAAACGGCCCGTCGCGTACCGGGCGCAGGGGATATGTTGCTGTCAAGGTGCTGCTACCTCGGCTTCCCGACGTTTGCCAACGTTGGGAAGAGTTCCCGACATACCGCTGCTTCATTTCCCAGCCGACTCCCCTGGGGTACATCACCAATGGTTCCCTGCCAGGGGCATCGGTACAAACGATAGAACAATGTTCCATCAGGATCGCGGTGTGTGACTACTGCCTTGACAACGTAACACATCCTGTCGCCAGTCTCTATTTGGTCTGGGCCAATCGTGTAAGCATTGACTAATTTGGGCATGATTCTCCTTTCCTATTGCGGCCTCATTGCCGCCGTGCCTCCAGCGCCCGCTAGAATGCCGCGTCCCTGCTGTCCCCGATCTGCGACGTGGGCTCCAGGGCAGCCAGTCGCTCGTAGTCGGGGGCCATCGGGTCGAGCACTTCCACCTGCGCCAAGTGCAAGGGAACGACGACCAGTGTTGAAACGATCGCCGTGCCGCCTGCCGTTAGGCCCTTCCAATCATCCAGGGCAACAAGCAAGCGGTCCGTGTTGCCTGAAATGGGCGACGGCAATTCCTGAACCACTGTGCCGTATTCCCAATCGTCCAGAGCGCTGGAGCGGTAGCGGATGCGGTTGCCCAAGTAGTCAGTCATTGTGCCTCCTCTCTAGCGATTCTGATTGTGACGCCCTCAACGCCCATCCTTTCAGCAGCACGGCAAGCCAATTCATGCCATGCATCTGAGGGAACGAAAATCACATCACCGCGCTTGGCTGTTTCGAGTGCCTCACTAAGCGCATACGGCATATTCCCTGCCTCTGGGTTAATCCTGTACGTTGTCATTGCCCTTCATCTCCTGTTCCCGCCGCCAGCCTCAGCGCCCGCTGGCAGGCCGCGAGCATCCGCGCGCCGCTGGCCTCCCACTCTTTAACCGAGCGGTCATCAGGGCCGGTCAGATGAAAATCAGTCACGGCTCCCGCCAGCACTACCAGCGCCTCCCGCATCTCCTGCGCCGCACACAGGAGGCGGGCGGTGGCGGGGTCGCAGTGGCAGATAGTTGCCACGAGTTCGCCTGTCTCTGTGCGGATCATCCAGAAGTTGCCACCAGATTCGTCTAGTTGCCAGGTCATTGCTTCTCCTTCGTGCTCAGCGCACATTAGCCCGTCGGTCCACGCCTGAATATCTTGATCTGGCTCAGTTGTATCAATTTCAATCTCGGCTATCGTTCTGCCCGTGGTCCGAGGCAGCGCCTCATAGTCGGCGGCACTGCGTAGGCAGTCCCGCTCAGTTTCTTCGAGAAGGGCCTCAAATGCGAAGCGCTCTTGTTCTTTGTTCTCTGTCATCGCTCCTCCCCTCCGCCGCCCCGGTCGCTGGCGCTCCTTTGTCGTCGCCTCTTTGCCAGTTAATCTGTTCACGAGTGGCATTGCTCTATCTCCTTGCTGGCGGCGGGCTGCTGGGCCCGGCGGGCCTGCTCGCTCTGCCACAGCCTGTCTACGGCCACCCTGACAACGGCAGCCATGCTGCCGTAGTGCTCGGCTAACTCTTCGAGCTTCTGGCGGGTAGCTGTGCCCAGGGTGAGATTGGTTTGTTTAGACATAAGTATTATGCCCTGCTCGCTACTTCTTCCAGCAGCTCATTAATGCGGCCCAAGTCACCGACGTGTCCCCAGTGCAACTTATCTCCTGCGTCTGCCCTGTGATCCTCAACCATGTGCCGTATTCTTTCCAGCTTGCTCTCAATTTCCCTTCTCCGTTCCTCATGCTGTGCTTGTGCTCTCGGGTTAGACATTTACTTCTCCCTTCCCTCAAATCTGACTACAGTATAGCATATTTCTATAGTTTGTCAAGACATTGCTCAAAATTGACCTAAATTGCCCCCTTTTCGTAGCCGTTAGCGTGTAAAAACCGTGCAATCTATCATTGCATTTTTACACGACAATTCACGAGAAATAAAAGGCCCCCATCGCATAGGCGACAGGGGCCAGATTCCCGCTCCATGCCCGCTTCCTGTCACGGCGCCGTGCGACGAAACCGACTCCCGCTGGCTGGTTTCGTGACTCAGACTATTACGGATACCGCTCTAGCATCGCCGCCTCCAGCGCCAGCATTTCGGCCTCAGTCACGCGGAACGAGTCCCAGTCGTCTCCCTTGATGTGCGTAGTGAAATACAGTGCACCAAGATACCGGTCGCCGTGTTCAGTATTCCAGTCAGCGGCCATCTGGTCGAACAGCATTATGTCCTCTAGCGTACGCTGCCAGTCGCCGCCGTACACCCCATCGCCACGCCAGCCCTCATGCGCGCTGCGAATGACGCCGCTCTCACCGCTGTACCAGAGCGGCGTAAGGCCGAGGTCTGCCAGCACTGCGTCCATTTCAGTCCACCGGCCTGCGTACCAGTCCCAGCCGTCCACTATCCCACCACGCGTGACCCACCAGTAGTTGTGGTAGCTGAATATAGCGTCGTGGCGCATCGCCAGTTCTGCCAGCGGTGCCAGCAGATGGTACTGTGATTCGTTCGGATTGCCGACCGGGGCGGTCAGCACCGCCGCGCCCACCTTGTCACCAAACTCAGCATGCATCTCCTGGACGAAAGCATAATCAAAGGACAGGGCCCGCTCCACAATAGCTAGGTCATTGCTGTATGTCTCATTCAGGCTAGCCATGCGGAACAGCGGCCGGCGGGTGCGGTGGCCTTGCGCTTCGATCTCTTCCACCCGCGCCCAGATGGAGTCCTTGAATCGCCCGATGAAGTCACGCGCTGCCTCGTTGTGATTGCTGGCTTTTAGATACGGGTCATTGTCGTTGTTGATGAATTGCCGTCCGACGACCTCCGTGTCTGGCGACCAGGCCAATATCTTCGGAATGTCCTCGAAGATGAAGCACTTGGCGACGGGCGGCTTGACGTTCCTGTGGAATCGTTCGCTGCCGTCCAGCAGCTCTTGGAGATGCAGGCCCCAGTGCCCGCGCGTCTGTCGTGTAGGCGTTGGCGGAGGCTCAGGCGGCGGCTCTGGTGGCACTGGCGTCAAGCTGCCCATCAGCGCCCTTTCTAGTTCTTCGGGAGTAGATACCGTGAGGGGGGAGTAAATCACGCCTGGGTAGTGCGTCTCAAAGAATGCCCCCAAGTCGTCCCCCCAATTCCCTGGATTCACGGCGATGACCGTCCTAGATTCCAGCCCGCGCCCGATCCCTGCGTCATCGGCACTGTAGCCGATGGTATTGCGGTCGTCGTGACTACCTACTGCCGCCGCCATCGCCCAGGCTGTATCGGCGTCTTGCGGCATTAGCACATAGGTCCGCGCATATGGCATGCGCGGATCGCCGTCGCTCGGCGCAGGTGGCGGTGACCCTGGTGCTGGCGGTGGTTCCGGCTCGCCGCCTACCGCCTCCAGGCGGAAGCCATCCATAAAAAAGCCGTTGTTCATCAAGCCCCACTTGGCCTTGCATTCCAGCCATATCCGAACTTCACCAGAAGCAGGCGCGGTGAACGTCACCCACACGTCGCCGTACTTGCCAAAGTCGAAATTCCCGCTTGGCTTATTGAACCATTCCGACCATCCCACGTCACCGTCACCGCCCGCAGGCCACGGCGTATCCAGCTCGCTCCAGCCCGCCCGCGCCTCGGCGGCCCAGGGGTCGTCGGCCCAGATCTTGTTCGCGCCGCTGTAGCCCTGCACGATGTCGGGGAACACTTGCGCCATAAAGCGGTAGCGGGCATCTGGTGTCAGGCCGGTGACGTGCTGCGTCAAGGCGAAGTAGACGGACGCATGAGATTTGAATATTTTCAGGCAGTAGTCACCGTCTAGGAAGAACAGGGCGCGCTCGTGCTCCGGTGCGCCCTGGATATTCCATACAACTGATTCAGGCCGATAAGCGGGTGGCGTGCCGATGCCAGGAAAGTCGGCGTTGTCCAGATAATAGAGGTGCCAGCCGTCGGGGACGACGATTTCTGGTATGCCGTCCTGGTGATGATGGCCGTCCTCAAAGCTCCAGTTTGTCAAGTGGTTCATCATACCGCCTTTGTCAATCCTTCATACCACCAGCTTGTGCCATTGCTCGCCACTAGCCACACCGTAGTATCCGCGTCGTTGTCGTCCACCAACGCCAAGAATCCGGCGCCGACGTTTGCAGGCAGGCCAAAAGCCGTATCAAGTTCCGCGTCGGTCGGCGGGCTGCTCACATCAGCCCGGCTCACCGGCACCAATGTTTCAGGCAGTTTAAGGTTTTCGGCCCACTTCTCCAATCGCGCCAGGCGGCGCACAATATCGCGTGTCAATTGATCTGTCATCAGTTGCTCTCGTTGTCCATGCGCGCCTGGATGCTCTCAGTGCCCGCGCTACTGAGGTCGATCACCACCGACCGCACGATGGCGTCAAACTCAGTCTTGCGGTAGCGTTGTCTCACCGTGTAGCCGAAGTCCCAATCTATGCCGAAGCGCGTAATCAGCGTGTCTAGCGGCTTGCCGCCCACGCGCCACACTGGCCGCCCATCGGCCAGCCGTGAGCGGCCCGCCTCACGTATAGCATCGGTATCGGTGCCCTGGCTCTGCGCCTGCGTACTGGCTTCGCAACGGTTCCATTGCGACAGATTATAGCGATCAGCGCGGTATACCTGTTCCACTATCCGGTCAGCTTCTTGCCCGCCGCCGCAGGCGTAGATGTAGTTGGCTTCGTCCGTGGCGTCGTATTCCAGGTACGGATCTTCCAGGTTGCCGCGTTCCTGGTCGAATACCACGCGGTCACTCACGTCCATCCCTGGTTGGCCAGTATAGGTGCGGAACTCGAATGTGATGGCGGTTGACGAAATTGTCTTCGGCACGATGTCGAAAAAGACCTCCGTGCCCGCTTCCCGCGCCGCGTCTGCGATCTGCGCCAACACGCCGCCGCCGCTCTTGGTGAGCAGCGGGTCAAACGCGAATGACTTGCCCAAGGACGGTCCGTCGCCCAGGTCTGGTGCTACGCTCAAATCCGCCCACACGCGCGTCCCTGCATCTGGCGTCGGGTCCACGCCATCGGCCATGCTCTCCGTGACAACCTCCTTCATCATATCGTCGGCGTAGTCGTCTTTTGTAGCCTGCGTCTCGCCAGAGTACGCCGCCACGATGCGCCGCCGGAGCAAGTCGTTCACATCTGGCCCCGAGATGATGAGGTGTTCAGCGCTGCCCGTCGTCTCCCATCGCCATTTGCGGATGAAGTACGGTCGCCACAGCCCCAGCCGCCCGCCTTGCGGCGCGCGCCAGAACTGGAGCATGTTGTCGATGCGCAAGATGCTGGTATCGAAGGACGGCGGTAGTGCCAGGCGAAAAGAGCCAATCTCGTTGACGATGCGCGTGAACGTGCCCCAGAGCACATTGTCAACCACGGTCTCACCGCGCTGATTGGTGGTGCGTCTGCCGTAGTCGTCGGTCAGCCAGAATTCGTAATTTGCGCCCATCGTTCAGTCCACGAAACAGGTAACGATGTTATCACCTGGCTGGATGCTGAATTGCGCAAAGTCGCTGTTCGCCAGAATCGCGTCGGGGCGCGGGCCGAAGAAGCTGGATATGATGCGGCGGTTGGGCGGCTTTAGGTAAATGGTCAACGTTTCACCGTCAAGCAAGGTGTAATTAAACAGCAATTCCTTGCCTATCGTCTCATTGCGCAGGGAATAGAGAACGCGGTCACTGCCTCCGCTAGCCGTGATTTTGATGGTCGGATAGAAATGCGCTGTGCCAGGATTGGTTATGATTGTATCTCCTGCCAGGTCGCCAGAACCGGTGGTATCAAAGCCAACGTAAATATCATAATTCTTGCTTACTACAGGATCATAGTTGCAAAGATAGACAATGTCTGGGACCGGCGATCCAGGCAAATCAATATCAAGATAAGTCCATACTTCACCGTTCCATCGTGCTATCTTGTCCGCACCCACCACTCCGCCAATCTCTGTAAATGCGCCAACAACATGTACCGCGCCATCTTTTGAAATTGCAATGTGTCGTATGCTTCCGTTGGCACCAGTACCTAGTGCTGTAAATGTAGTCCCGTTATATCTGCAAATGCGGTCTGCATTTGCATCGCCACCTGCATTTGTGAAAATGCCACCTATGTAAAGCAAGCCTGTCTTGCTAAGGGCAAGAGCATATACCTGGTTGTTCAGTGCCGTGCCAGACAATGAGGTGTATGCTCCGCCAGCAGAAATATCGTATTGACAGACATAGTCAGCATCGGCATCTCCGCCCGCGTTCGTGAAGTTACCGCCGATGTAGAGTATCTGATTGGGAATATCTACAGCCAAAGCATATACAGTCAGGTTGAGCGGTGTAGCATTTAGTGCGCTATATGCGCCTGTAGAGGCGTCAATCTGACAAGCATAATCAGCGTCGGCATCACCGCCTGCATTTGTGAATATGCCGCCAATGTAGGTTGTGCCATCTGCCCCGACTGTAATAATAAATACTTGATCATTAAGCGGCGTAGCATTTATTGAACTGAAGACTCCCGTGCTGGGATTATATTGACAGAAATAATCCGCATCGGCATCTCCTCCTGCATTAGTAAAATTCCCGCCGAGGTAAATTGTACCGTCCGGGCCAACAGCCAATGCGTTCACTACGCCATTAAGCGGTGTAGCATTTAGTGCACCATACGCCCCAGTTTCAGGATTATATTGTACGATGTAATCAGCATCAGCAATGTTGTCAAAATTAGTAAAATCGCCTGCGATATAGATTGTACTATCCTGTCCCTCAACAATATCGGCGGTGGTCGCGTATGTCCCCGCCGCGTCTGGCGGCCCCATATCGTCCCACTGTCCTGTGTCCCGATTGCGCCTCGCCACAATGCGGAACGTTAGGCTGTCCTCTTCATCCAATGTATCGGACGATTCTCCAATCTCGTACCAGAACGGGTCGGGTGCGACGAAGCGGATGGGTAGCTTTTCGTGAATGCGATTCTCCAGCTTGATGCTCGCCTCCAGGCCCGTCACGTAATGCGCCTTGATCTCCTTGATGACAGTTGCTCCCGTGAACCATAGTCGTATCGGTTGCCAGCCGGAGACATCTTTGGGATAGCGGTCGTGCGCTAACTCCTCCACTAGCGCCTGGCGCGCCGCATGAATGTCGCACGTCGCGCTGGTGCCTTTCAACGTGCCCATCAGTGTGAATGTGCGGGCGTGCGTTTTCTCGGCGTTCAGTTCGCCACCGGGTAGCAGGGCGTACTCGTCCACGCTCAGCGTCAAGGGCGCGCTGCCCGTGCCCAGGAATTCGCTCACGCCGAAGTTGTAGTCGTCTTTGAGGTCACGCACCCATCCACCTGCGCGGCTCTGTGCACTGCGGCTGGAGGTGCTAGCGTGCTCGGCGCCGTTCCACTCGCAGCCCTCCTGGTCGCCGTCTACATAGGTCGTCCACCAGTCTGCTTTTTCCTCAACTTGCACGCCGTCCATGTAGAAATCGCCGCTCGTACCGCCTCCGTTCTGGCGGATGTAGAGCGTGGTTGAACCGTTGGCCTGTGCAGCAGGGAAACCCACGCCGTAGATCGACCAGTTGGAGTCAATCTCATACATCAGTGTCGGCGCGGTATATGTAGTGTCGTCCAGCGACCAATCCCAGGCCGTCGGCAAGCTGCCACGAACAAATGCCGTGGCATAATGTGAGGCGTTTTCTAGTGCGTCCAGCGTGAGTGACATACCGTCGCTGTCGGCGGCTGTCTGGACGCGGTATGAATATACCCCCCACTTGCTGTACGTAGTGGAGCGGGTGACGGTGCCGCCGCCCAGCGCGGCGTAGTTGCTGGTGGTCTCACCGCTGGGGTTGAGCACCATATTCTCAGTTGCTTCAGGAACGATGATCTTCCAGTCAGACACGTCGGTCCTCCTGAATATGCGCGGCGGTACACGCCAGCGTGTGCGCCATAGCGCGTGTACATCTATGTCGCCGCTGCTGTCGGCCAGCGCCGGCGCGAACAGGCCCAACGTCAGCGCTGCCAGCAGTGCGGCGAATGCGAGCCGTTTTAGCATAGAGCCCTCCGTTCATCGTTATGCCCCCACCATCGCCCGTATCTCCTCGAAGCCCATTCGCGCGGCGGCAGGCGATGCATCGTGGATGGTCTGGCTGAATTCATAGTATGTGTCACCGCCACCTGCACCCATCGCTACCAACCCCGTCGGCGCGGCCAGTTGTCCCAGTTGCGCTTCCAGGCGCGGGAATTCCACGTCGGTCAATTGGCGCACGGCTTCGGCTACGCCGATGAAGCCAATTTCGAGTTTCATCTGAGGTGATTCAAACAAGCCTTCGGCGGCCTTCGCCATCTTGTTGACCCAATCGATGGCCGTCTGAATCTTGTCGATCACCCATTGCACTGCATCGGCTACGGCCTCAAAAGCATTCTCCAGCGTAGGAAGCACTGTGCCTGCCAGCCATTCCAGCGGCGGCCCCAGCTTGTCTTGTGCGGCACCTGCCGCCTCTGTGAAGATCGGGATGATATTGCCGGAGATGAAGTCCCACACTTTGGAAAGCGCGGGGTACAGCACGGTGTCCCAGATTCCGGCCAGAACCGTGATCGCCAGGCCAAGGACCGCTTGGGCCAAATCGGCCAAGGCAGAGAACAGCGGCATGACACTGCCCTGGATGAAGTCCCACACCAACACCAGAACCGGGTAGAGCACATTTTGCCAGATGTCGGTCAGTTGCGTGATGGCTGCGCCGACGACCACTATGGCTATCTCGGCGACCGTCGTGAATATCGGTATCAGAACCTCGGAGATGAAAGCCCATATATTCTGCATTGCTGGCAATAGAACACCTTCCCAAAAGCCGCGCAGTGTCTCAATCGCAGCGGGGATATTGACCTGCAGCCAGACCCACAATTGCTCTAATGCTGGCTGGGCCACGCCTTCCCAGAAGTCGGTCAATGCTGTGCGGATACCCAAGAAGTCGCTTTCCCAGACCGCGCGGAGCAGTGCTACAGCGGCAACTATGAGCGCAAAGATTGCTATGATCTCTATGAACGGGGCCATCATCGCCCATACAGCAGGCACAACAACAGAGGCAATAACGACGCTCAGGGCAATGAGCACGTCCTGGAGTTCCACGTTTTGAGCAATCCAGTCCACGACGGGCTCCATGACTTGCCATACTTGTTCAAGGAAAGCCTGAATCTGCTCAATGATGTATTCAAATTGCACGGCCAATTCATCAAGGCCAATGTCACGTAGCGCGCCAGTGAAAGCATCGACCGGGCCTTTCCCGGACAGGATCGCGGCCACGAGGGAATCAAAGAAGAAGGCGGCGGTTTCAAGCATTGGCACCAGCTTAGTCTCAAATAGTTCTACTAGCGGCGGCAGGATACGCTCTGCGACGGCGCTAAAAGTTTGCATTACTGAATCAAGCACGGGGAGCAAGGCTAGGCCCAGCGTGTCTTTCGTGTTCTGCATTGTAGCCTGGAATTGCGCCATCCGTTCCGCCGCCGTCACCTGCCCGCCGCCGAACTGGTCTATCATCTTCTGTCCAGCCTCGACGGTGGCATTCAGCAATGCGATTTGCTTTTCCTCGGCGGTCAGGTCTTCCACTGACTTGCCCAGCGAGGCAGCCATTGCCTCATTGGCTTCGCCTAATTTCAGCACGAGCCCAGTATTGTCAATCAACATCGGCGAACTGCGCTTGACGCCAGAGACGAGGGAATTAAAGAGGAAGTCCACGTCTTGACCGGTAGCACGCGCTGCCGACCGCGCGATCTCCAGCAGCGCAGGTAACTCCTGTCCCATTGCCACGCCCAAGTCTTCACCTGCGCCGGTCAAGGCGACGTTGGCGGCTTTCATCAAATCGAAATCGGCTACTGTGCCTGCCGCTGCTGTGCGCAGCGCGTCCAGGGACAAGCCCACGTCGCCTGCCATCGCCTCAAAGGCTATGCCGATACCTTCCAGCGGCGCAGCCTCTATTGCCAGGCCAGCCAGCGCCGCGCCGATGCCAACCACGGCACCAGCGGCAGCAACCGCGCCTGCCGTAACTGCGCCCAGTGCTACTGTGCCGACGGCTTGCAGGCTGTCGCCCCAGCCCTTGGCCTGGTTGATTGCGCCGTCAAGACCCTTTTGAAATTCCCCGGTCTCCACAATCAGCGGAGCAACGAGTCGTGCTACTTCAATCGTGGTAGCCATCAGTTTACGCGCTCATCAGTGTATTCACCGCCGAACAGGAAATTGAGAAAGCGCACTTGCCCAAACAGCTCGTCGGCTGTCTTTTGTTTCGGCGGCGCAAAGTTCGGCATAAAATCCTTGACTTCAAAAGCGGGCTGTCCCTTTTTGCGGGCCAGACAATTGGCAATCGTCGATGCCACAATTCCCGCTCTCAGGTCAGCCCGCTCTTCTCCGAACGGTTCTATGCGTGTGTACTCAATCCATTCCAGGAAAACGCGATGCGGCATGCGCGCCAGCATTGCATCTGGATTCGATTCTCCCAGCGCCAGCGCCAGCCGGTACGCGAAGCGCCGCGCTGGCGTCATGCGTTTTTTGCGGCTTCCTCCTGGCCTTCTGGTGCAGTCAAGTCAGTCAGTCCTAGTGCTGTATTCACTACACGCTGGAGGGCTTCACTTGACCGTGCCCGCAATTGCCGCACATCCTTTTCAGACAGAACGGGATTCAGCTCTTCGTCAACTATGGCATACGCCGCGATCATCGGAAACACGGGCGCGAGTTGGGCAATGTCCAGATTCTCCAGGCTGGCATTATCTACACGCCCCCCCGCTGCTGCCACGGCCTGAAGCCCAAGTTCAGTAATTTCGTGCGCATACAATTCGCGCACCAGAACACTGCCGCCCCATTCAGATACTTCTACTTCCTGCGTCTTGACGCCCGCCTGGGCAGCAAGGATTTGCTCACGGGTCAGGAATTTCTTCGCCATCTTCCCTCCCAAGAATTGTGCGCCGCTCGCAAGCGGCCACTAGCTCATAGTCAGCGTCGGCACGCCGGAAATCTTGACAGACACCGCTGCCGTATTCTGGCCCTCGACCGGATACGATGGGCTGAACCCAGTCAAGAATCCGTCGAATGTCCAAATCGCCGTGCCGGTACATATATTCATCGACAGTTGCCAGGTCGTCATCGTGCACTGCTCGTCCAGGAAGTCACTGAGAATTCCGGTGCCCGCTGCCGTCCCGTGCGCGGCGTCAACTGGGCTCCAGCCGATGGAGAACGTCAGATCGCCTGCGTCGGGCAGGCCCGCCAGGTATTCGCGGTAGCCGCTGGTAGAGTCGTGGTCTGTCACGTCTACAGTGCCGCGCGTGATGTTCGGCCCGCTGATGTCTTGGACTTGGCCGATGGCGGTGTAAGTTGTTCCGCCTGCGTAGTCTACACTTAATGCTGCTCCAAACGAGGGGTGGTGGGTCAATTTCTCATACCTCCATCTTGTTTATTATACCACTACGCCAGCTTGACAATCTCGACCAGCGTGGTATAATCTAGCTACCACAACGTCAAGTATATTTGAGTTTAACAATCTATCATCTTGCAATTTCGCCGTCAGGCACTTGACGTTGTGGTAACTCAAGTACAGCCTGGCGGCGTTTGCTTTTTGGAGAAAACGATGGAAAATTGGCGTCCAGTGCTTGGCTATAAAGACATTTATGAAGTCAGCAACCTCGGCAAGGTCAGGCAAATTAAGGCAGGTCCTAAAGTTTCCGAGGGCTATATATTGAAACAACCCACGACAAAAGCGGGATACCGTCGCGTTACCCTTTATTCGCGAACTGGCAAAAGGTGTTTCTTTGTCCACGTTCTTGTTCTCGAGGCCTTCATCGGTCCCCGCCCCCTTGGCCTGGTTACTAATCACAAAAACGGGGACAAGACCGATAATCGCGTTGAAAATCTTGAATGGACCACGCAAAGAAAAAACGTCCATCATGCTATTCGCTTGGGCAATTTCTTTATTGCACGCGGCGAACAACACGGCGGATCTAAACTTACTCGCCAGCAAGTCAAAGAGATTCGCTGCCTTCACAAAGCAGGCAGGTATACTAACGCCCAACTTGGCGCGATGTTTGGTGTATCTGACGTTATGATTTCCAATATCGTAAAACGCCATAATTGGAAACATATCTAGTCGCCTTCGGGTTGCCTTTCTTCCTTCTTCTTCTGCGGTGTCTTCTTCTTCTCATCACAACCGCCGCAGTCTTCCTCCTGCAGCTTGCGATGCCAACCAGGAACGTTTTCAGCCTCGGCCTCCAACTTAGCCTTAGCTTCCTCAATTTTCTGTTTCGCGCTTTTCACTTCTGCCATATTGCCCTCAGTATCTTCTCCCAGAATTCCGCGCCTGCGTTCTGAAAGTCTGTCATCTCAACCCACTTCCAGAACGCCTCTACGTCGCCGCCCAATATCAGCTCGCATCCAGCGGCCCACGCTTCCACAGCTACCCGTCCGCACACGTCATGCTTAACGGGCAGGTGAATGAATTTTTCGTAGCGGGCCAGCAGTTCAGGCAGGTCGCTGTATGCTACTGGCCCGCAGTAACGGCAAGGCGGGACAAGTTGCGCGTGGGTCATTGGGCTGTTGCTGTAGCCGTATATGTCCACGGGCGTATCGTTGCGCAATGCCCAATCTACCACATTCTGGATGCCCTTACCGACCTCCACGCGCCCCAACCATATCACGCCTTGTCGGTCGCCCTCGTGTGCTTTCGCCGCTGCCCTGAATCGCGCCACGTCCACGGGCGGCGGTACGTAGGCGTAAGGTACTCCCACTGGAAACTGGAATATCTCGCGCTGCTTTGGACTGTTGAATATCACCAGCGCTGCATTGTCTAGTACCCATCGCCGCACATAGGGCGAGCCAAACGGCCAGAGGTCGTGTATGTGCTTGATCACGGGCCGCTGGCGCAACACTTCCAGCCACGGGTCGCCGTAGAATATGCAGTTATTAAGTATGAATGCGTCAATCTTATCTATCGGCGGGCGCTTCCTTGGCGGCCACTGCAGCACCTCTACGCCTTCGGGCGCGGCTGCTAGAAAAGCATCGTCGCTCAGTTCTGCGCCGCCCGTCACGTCGCTGTAGCGATCAGCCAGCCACGCGATCACCACAGTTCCGCCTCCACTCGCTCCAGGAATGGCAACCAGTATTTCAGCATCACGTGCGGCCAGGAGTAGTTATCACGAATGAAACTTACTCCCTGTTCGGCGTACCGTTGCCGCTCTGCCACCGGCCAGCCGTGCACTTCCTCTAGCGCTGCCCTTATGCCTGCTACGCTGGGTAGCTGCCACCAGTAGCCTAGCTGTGGCACCCACAGCGGTTGCACGGACCTTGCCGCGATCCCGTTGGCCGTCAATTCTGACATGGCCGAGCAGTCCTGCGTGATGACTGGACAGCCGCACGCCTGCGCCTCCGCCACCGGCAGGCAAAAGCCCTCGCCCATCGCTGGATTCAACAGCACGTCGGAAGCACGATAGATGTCCGCCATCTGTTCGTCAGGCACGCCGACAGCCACCTCGCCCTCATCGGCATACGTAACCGCGCCATTGATTTTCAGTGCCTGTGCTAGTCCTTCCAGGTACACGCCGTCCTCACTGCCGTATGGCATTCGCGTCGAATGCACATACAGCACCGCTTCGGGATGCTTGCTGTGAAACTCCGCAAAGGCCATCAGCGACTCGGGCCATGCCTTGCGCGGCGGATAGCCCTTGTTCGCAGCTACCATCGTCACCAGCCATATATCCTCAGAGATGCCCAGCCGTTCACGCGCTTCTCGTTTGTCGCCTGGTTTGAACACGCCGGTATCAATGCCCAGCGGAATATAAGTTGCTTCGATCCCCGCTTCCCACAACTCATATTTGCCAAACGCGCTGAATGCGACGGGATAGTCAGCCGTCCTGATACGCGCCAGCATGTGCTCGTTGACTGGCGTGCCGTCCACCGGTATCAGCGCCACCCACGGGCAGGGCAATGACCGACATACATCCTTTGGCAGTGCCCAGATGTCATACAGGGATATTACGATGTCAGCACCAAAATGCCTGGCGTAGTGCCCCACCACGTCCGCGCCCAGCGGGTCGCGTCGGGCGGGATAGATAGTGATTCCGCGCCAGTCTATGGCGCTGCCGAGCAGCCCGGCCAGTCCCAGTATTGCAACCTCGTGACCGAGGTCTTGTAAACGTGCAGAAATCTCTTTTGTTTGGCGACCGTATCCCGTAAGGGTCCAGGGACTATTTCCCCAAAAAAGCGTTCGCATTGACATTTTGCGTTATTCTGGTATACTAATGCACCACAGCGAAAGGATATAAGATGCCTAAAGGACAACACTTGCGTAAATTGTCAGATAATGATATTCAAGAAATTGTTCGCATCTATACCACTCCCAACCCAGACGGGACATGGACAGGGTGCACTGCAATTGCCCGCCTGTTCTCTGTTACAGATACGACAATTCAGCGACGTCTCAAACAACAAGGTGTCAAGATGCGCACACTCAAAGAAGCGCACGCGCACGGCAAAACATGTCGCCCCATTGTCAATCTCCCTCCGCCAGGAGATTCGCCGCCATTATGTAAATGTGGATGCGGGGAATCTGTCAAATGGAATCGCCGCAAAAAGCAATGGTATGTCTATATCAAAGGACACTATCGCCAGCACCAACTATATCATGATAAACAATGGCTAGAGCAGGAATATCTACACAAGGGCCGTTCTATGCTCGACATAGCCACTGAATGCGAAGTATGGCCAACGTCTGTCGCAAAGTTCATGCGTAGATTTGACATCCCCACTCGCACAGTCTCAGAATCCTTGCGCCTCTCAGGTTCCGTGCGCGGCCCCAACAATCCTGCTTGGAAAGGCGGAATTGCAAAGTGGGAATATTCCCACGATTGGAAAGCAATCTGCCAAGACATCAAGAATCGGGACAGTTGGATTTGTCAACTTTGCGGCGAACAAAGAAAGCGATGGGGACACAAGCTACATGTTCATCACATTGACGGCGACAAGCTAAACAACCATCCCCACAACTTGATTTCACTCTGTGCCAGTTGCCATGCTCCTGTTCATGGCGATAATGAAGCTGTTAATGTTCTATGTGCTATAGCTATTAGAAACACACAAGTCAAGTAGCGTGCTCAATTATCACGTCCACTATCTCGCGGTGGACTTTCTGCGCGCTGCTCGCTGCGGGCCACATCAGCCCAGTCGCCTTGATTCGATTGGCGACGAAAGCATAGCCGATGGTGCATTCATCACTATGTCCGTCCCACGCTGCCCACACCTGGTCTGCCAGCGCCGCCGCATCGTCACCGGTGTCGTCGTAGCAGTTGAATTGCACTCTACTGACTGTGCGCCCGCCCGCGCCGTCGTGCGTCCTGTATGGTGATGAATCATCGCTGACAGGTGCCAGGTAGGAGATAGCAGGATACGTCACGTTCTGCGGCAATTGGTCGGGATAGCATCGCGTCCCAATCAGCGCCGCCGTGCCCGCGTGCCCTGCACATCGGTCGTAGACATCTTCCCGCAGCGTCATTGCCTATATTACGCCGGGTCAGTTTCCGTCGTGCCCTTCCAGTTCTGCATCCAGTGGTTGGCCGTTGTCACATCCAGGTAAGGATTCTGCGTCATCGTGGCCTTCCCATAGTTGGCGCGGTTGCCAGCGATAATCCAGTTAGCCACGTTGGCATGACCAATTGTGATAGCCAAACCATCAGCAGCATCAGCACCTAAAGCGAAGGTGTTGTCCAGAATCATGCCATCCCCGGCAACGCCCATCACATAGATACATTTGACTGCCGCCCCCAAGTTGCCAAAGACGTTACGCTCGTATCGAAGCTGATACCCAGCAACTGAGTAGATGCCTCCATCGGTGAGCGAACCCTGGAAGTAGTTCTCCACCACATGATGCCCGCCGCCTGCCGTTCCGTCCAACAGGACGCCGTAGGCCCCGAAGCCGAAGTAGTTGTCCCTAAAGCAGCAGCGGTGAACGTTGGTCGTGGATACCTGAATGCCTGCTTTCCCGGCACCCGCCCTGGTTTCAAAGCCCTGAATCAGCACCCAGTTCGAGGCGACGACGAACACGTCCTCAACGGCGGTGCGTGCGTCCAACCTGATTCGTGAGTAAAAGCCGGGGGCAGGGTAGCCGATGACATTGGTGCGCGCCGCGTCGATAGTGATTGGAAACGTATCACCGGGCAATCCACCCACGATGATATTATCCACCACGTCATCACTATCCGTGCAAAGTGAGATAGCGCCATCTGTGCCGCCGATAGTCAACTTGGGGGCCAGTGGGTCCGTACCTGGATTGTCATCGTCCCCACCGTTGGCAGCAGAGTTTACAAAAATGGTCACGCCATTGCTCGCCCTCAAGTTGCCAAAGGTATCCACCAAGTCCCGATTATAGTCATCAGGATCGCGCTCCATAAAGTAATTCTTCAGCCATTGATTCGTCCGAACGGTCATTCTATTATCCTCCTATTTGACAAGCTGCCGTTTTCTGGTAGAATGTCGTTGTCACACGTTAAGCGTTACTTGCACTTAAAATCCTATCTTGGCAAACGCGCCGCTACCGCTTGACGTGTGACAACGCAAGTATTGTAGCGGCGTTTGCATTTGTAAAGGAGTACGATGATTGAACAATGGCGCGATGTAGTTGGTTATGAAGGTTATTACCAAATTAGCAATCTGGGACACGTAAAGCGTATCCACGCAATCACTTGCGCTAAAGTAGGCCATATTCTTAAGCCAGATATTGCCCATAATGGATACCTTAGAGTCACTTTGTGCAAATTCAATAAGCCCAAGAAGTTTCCTATTCACCATCTAGTACTCATTGCCTTCGTTGGTCCGCAACCATCACCAGTCCATCAATGCAATCACGCAAATGGAGACAGGGCAGATAACAGACTAGAAAACCTGTCTTGGGTTACGCCTTCTGAAAATCAACAGCATTCTTTTAAAGTTCTTGGTCGGCGCAGTAGTGGCCCTAAAGGGGAGCGCTGCGCACTTTCAAAACTCACGACTAAACAAGTCATTGAAATCAGGCGCTTGCACGCTTCTGGTAAACTCACTGCGCTTGAACTCGCGTCCATGTTTCACGTAGCCAGAAGAACCATATACGGCATTGTAAACAGGAAAAGGTGGAAACACATTTCCTAGAGTTTGACAACGTGTGCCCATTTTCCCCCTAAACTCTGCGCGGTCGTTAGCATGGCCGCGTGCTTCGCCGTGTCTACCGCCGGGCGCAAGTATGGCCGCGCCGGGATGGTGTAAGTCTCTGAAAGCGCCAGCGCCTTCCACATTTCGTCTCCTTCCGCAGACCACATGGCCCAGAAAAAAGCGCGCTGCCGGTCGGTGATGATCTGCTTGTCTAGGCCGAACTCGTGCACAGCTGCCCAAACGACTTCTTCGTCACCTGCCTGCACGTCCACCCGATACTGATTGACCTTGACGGGCTTGATGCTGTCGTGAAGCGCCATCGTATCGTACAGGCCCTGCGCCATCACGTTCTGCTGGGCCTGCCATACGATCTCCATTGCGCCTTTCTCCAGCGAGTCGGCTAGTTCTGCGCCGCCGACTACCTTGGCGATGGCCCGCAGGTTGGCGGCTTTGTGCTACTGCGTTTCAACAGCGCCCGCACCGTAAACGGCCCTGCGTCCACGCTGCTACTGTCCGAGCGTAGAATGATGTCCTTGATACGATCTTCCTCAATGACATCTTCGCCCGTGTTGACGAGCAGCAGGTGTGATTCACGCACTATCAGCGCCAGCGATGCGTCCGCTATGCGCTCCCGTTTTTCAACGTATCGGCAGTTTATGTCACCAACTTCGGCCCACGAGTCTACCGGCTCGCCGCTGCCTGATTGTACCGGCGTGGTGCGCTCTACCGTGCACTGGTGTATCAGGTGCTTCTTAAAGTGCACATTTGCCATAGTCAGTCCATGTAACTATCTGGCGGCGTCTGTTCCTCCAGGTCCTCGTATGAGATGACCTCGAAGAAAGGCCGCTTGAGCCCCACCCGCGCCAGCATACCAGAACAGTCCAGCACCAAGGCTTGTTGCCCGTACAGACTGGCGTCCAGACCCAAGCCGTCCTTGCCCAGGTACTTCACCGACCACTCGCCCGCCACGCTCTCGCTCGAAGTCTGGCGCTCGCGGATGGTGATGAGGTGCGCGGCCAGCCACATGATGATATTGCATTCAGCGGTAGCGCCGCCGCAAGCACCAAGATTCCCACTCAGCGGGCGTGTGATGTAGTACGCCGTGTTCAGAAATGCATTGATTTGCGCATCGGTCAGGTCAGTCTCAATGATTTCCTTGACAGCATCTGCATTCAGGTCAGCGCACAGCGCCGCCAGGTTGGCGTCAAGCGTCGCCATAGACTGTTACAGCACTTCAAACTTGTCGCCGAACGATACCAGCTCGTCCTCGGAGACCTCTATCACGTCGCCCGCAACCACTCGCGGCCCCGGCGCGCCTTTCGGCACTGCCCCCGGGTCATAGTCCTTCGGCAACTGAGTGTGCCTGAAACCTTCCTTGATCCGCACCTTGATTTTCTTCTTCGCCATCTATGCTGCCTCCTATGCTAGCAAGCTGTGGCGTGGGCAATTCCCGCAGCCCCCGCGTAGTCGGTCTTGAGCCTCGGAACGGCGCTCATCATCACCACGAAGAACATAGCACTGCCGTCTGGAGTCTCCCACCGGCGGTTTTCCATTGAAAGCGCCAGCTCGATGTCCACCACGTTGCGCGTCATCTGCGCCATCACCAGGTCGCCCGCCGTGCCGATCAAGTCATTGGCTTCAATGCTCTGAATCTGCGGTAACTGGAGCACGCGCTGGAGCGCGGTCTGTCCGCTGCCGTCGGAGTACACGTCAAGCATTTGGTGATACTGCGTATTGTGGATGTAGCATCGAAATGGCCCGTAGTATCTATCGTTGGCCAGATTGGTCAGCATGCCGGTGAACGTCGGGTAGATATTCGAGATAGTACCAAAGTCGCCGCCGCCGTAGGCCGCAGCGGTTCCAGTGTCCCGCGCCGCCAGGGTGCGGTAGCCAGGGATTGAGTTGCCATCCACGACTACGCCAGTTTCACCGTTCATCAGGATGTCCTCGGCGCGTTCAGCGACGGCCGCCGCCGCTTCCTCGGCCTCGAAGGTCTCGACGTCCTGCCCCGCCGCGCGGCTGGACAGCAATTCCCGTCGTCCCAGAGTGTACATTGCACTGATGATCGGAATGGGCGCACCGTAGGTTTTCTTGTCAGTACGATCTTGCGTCAACTGCGTGCGAAAGTCCATTGTCACATCGGCGGCGATGCGTTCGCTCGCCACGCGCCACTTGGTGTACATCGCGGCGACACTCGACTGCCGCGTCAGGTCAGCACCGATAACGTCAGCCCAGGCGTTCAACCGCTGTTTGCCGCGAGCGATCACGGCGCTATCCAACCGCTCCCACTCTTCCCTACTGAGAAAGGCGTTGGTGCGCAGTGCGCGCTCGTTGACCATCAGGCGGCCTCTGTCATCTGTCGGCCTGCCCTTGTTGTCGAAGCCTCCGGGATGCCAGGAGTTGGAGATAAAATCTACCGCGTCCTGCCCTTGGGCAATTCTCACTTCTGCCATTATGTCATTTCCTCCTTGCTAGGTGATGCGCACCCGGCAGCGTGCCGTCGCCGTGCCGCTAGTCACGTCTTCGTCAGCATAGCCAACAATGGCGTTTGCCAGGGTGCCAGCCCCAACGGTCGCGGTCTTGAGCGTGCCGTCGCCGTTACTGACCAACGGACTGATGCCCATCGTGGCGGTCTGCCCCGTCGCCAGGATCATATTGTACACGTCGCCCGGCTGGCCTTCGGCGTAGTATGCCAGATCGTCCGCCGCATACGGAATGTCGATGGCCGCCGTGGTCGGGTAAGTGTCGGTGTCCGGGGTCTGTGATTCCAGGACCACCAGCTTGCCAGGAAGCGCACCGTCACCGGTGGCGTGCAACTCCAGTTCCTCGGATGCATCGAAGCGCACCAGGTGTCCAGGGGTTATCGCCTCGTCGGCGATGGCCTCTTGGCGCAGCACGCCGAACTTGCTGGCGCTCTTGACGACTACTGTATGTTCAGTCGTTGTCCTTGCCATTTCTGTTTCCTCCTCGTTAGTCTGCCTGAGCTGGAAACAGCGCAGGCATCTCGTACTTCTCGAACTTCACGTTGGCTCGCGGGCCGCCGCCCTGCCCGCTGTAGTCTGCCGGGCTCAGGGAGCGCGCCAGCGCCTCCAGGTCCGCCACGGGCATTTCGGCCAACCGCTCCTTCGTGAAGGCGCAGGCGGAGTTGGTCGCCAGGTCTGCCACCAGGCCAGCGCGCTTTTCTGCCTCGCCTTCCTTGACCTGGGCCTCCAGCGCCACGATGCGCGCTTCCAGTGCCGTCACGTCGCAAGGCTCGGCGTCGCCGCTGTCTACTGGCGCGGGATCGGGTGAAGACTCGGACGCAACCTCTTGCTCTTGCTCTTCCTCTTCGTCCTCTTCCTCTACGTCAGCCTCCAGCGATTCCGCCAGCGCCTGCAACACGTCTTCGGGCAGGCCGTCAAGCTGGGCTTCGTCCAGCCCCAGCCGCCCGCTCTCCAGAATTGCTTGCTTATGGGTCATTTCTTTGCCTCCTGCAAAAAAGTCTTCCAATGCATCTATTAGAGTTTGTAGTACGCCCAATATGCGGTTATCTGTCATAGATTTGTTCTCCTTTTCAGGCTCTTTATCGAGTAGCTGCTGCGCTGCCGCTTGCGCGTCTTCCCCGGCCACCAGTCCCGCGTCACACTTAGGACAGGTCATCGACCGGCATGGTACGCCGCGCTCTTTTGGCGCTTCGTAGCCGCAATCTGGACACACGCACACGTTCGGGCCGCCAGGCTCTTCGTCCTGATTCACCCTCGGAGCGCCGCAGCCGTCCTCCCAACTGCAAGCGCCCTCTACGTCTAACAGCGCCGCCAGGTGGTCAGGCCGCAAGTTGCGGGCCACGGCCTCATATTCTACGCCGCCGTGAGTGCCTTGTTTCTTTTCTTGGTCGCGCCAATAAGCTGTGCTGAGTTCCAGCGGCCTGGCTTGCTCCAACCGTTGCAGCACCTCCGGTCCACCTGCCAACAGCTTGGCCCGTGCCACGTCCACCCATATCTCCGTTGTCAGGCGGGAGTCAACCGCCTCGGTGTTAAACAGAAAGCCTGCCTGTAGTTCCCGCAACCGCTCTGGGTCGTTGGCCGAAACGTCGCTGCCGTCCTCGCCCTTCGGATGGCCGATGACAAAGGGCCGCCCGTTCCACGCTGCTGGGAACTTATGCACCTCTTCCAGCGGCAGGTATTCGCCGTTCAGAACAGCTTCCTTGACGATGACCGCCGGTGATACGAGGTATTGCGTCCCGCCTCTTGTCTCGTGACGGATCGGCGCTATTTGATTGGAGATGAATCTAATTAGTTGCATCATTCAAATCTGTCAAATCCGTATGCAATGCAATCAAAGCCGTCTACGCCAGTGCAATCGTCGCGCACCTTCAATACTAGCCGTTGCGTCGTGCCCCGGTCCAGCTTGATGCCGAACGGCGGAACGAACCGCCGCAGGTCCAGCACAGGAATGTAGCCCTCGCTACTGCCGACAATATTCTTGCCCCTGAACGCCTCGGCGGCATCGCCAAACGCGGGCGTCCCCAGGCATAGCCGCACGAAATCAAAGTTGCTTTTAAGTGCATCATGTATGTAAACGGTTTGTGCCAACGTCTCGTAATACAACTGGCAACCGTTCGTCAGTGCTGTCACGTTCCCGAACTTGTTCAGTGTCGCGTTAACATCGGCAATCACAAAGCTCAGTGTCGTGATGTAGCGGTCATCGTCGCTGTCTGCCGCCACATAGAATTCAACGGCGGTCGTGGAGCCGTTCACCTTCATGTCCTCGCTGCTCGCGCTGTTCTTAAGGTACTCTCGGAAGACGCGATTTTTCTGCGGCTCCAGCGGCGGGCAACCCACGTCGGAAACAAGTAGGGCATGTTGATCTGAAATCTTCCCGCGCCTGCCCGTGCCCGCGCCGTCCACTATACTTGCTCGGCAGATGCCACGCGAAACCAAATGCCCTCGAGGCAGATGTCGGTATCGGAGTTGTTTTTGATGTACAAGAAACAGTCGTTTGCGCCCGTCGGAGTTTGACTGAACAGCAGATGGTACGCCTCGCCGTCGTTGTGGTTGACGCTATGCTCCGCTGTTATTGTGACGGCATGCACGTCAAGGCGCTGGTGCGCATCAACTTTGGCCTTCCTGCCAGAACCCCCACCATCCTCAATCTGCATTTTATCCCTCGTCTGTTATGGCGAGCAAGTGCACGTTCACCGCCCGCAGTTCCGCCAGTATCTCACGCAATAGGTCGCGCGCTTCCAGGCCAGTGAACACGCGCAAGGCCCCAGTATCTAAGGCAGCCAGCGGTATCTCATCGCCGTCTGCCAGTTCGCCGTAAACTAGCTGGTCGCCACCGCCGCGTTTCTCATACCGTATCGGACCACTCATTATGCTGCTACCACGCTATCAAAGAACAGTAGGCCGCTTTCCACTTCAATGGCCTCTTCCTCGCCAGCCTCTCTCACCATCGCCTGCGCAAAGTGCTGATTCGGTCCCATCACCAGCATCGTCACCCCGCCCTGCGGTCGCCAACCCTCGCCAACCAACCGCATAACGTGAGCGACAAGGTAGTCAATTTCAATCTCTGCTGCGACGGTGTATTCCATCAAATCGCCGTAGTCACGACCGCGCTGTCGATCTGGCCCGCTGTCCCGCCAACCGCACCCACTTGCACCTGGTACTGGACGTATAGCACTACGCCGTCAAGGTCAGAAATCAAAAGCACTGATTGGTCAGCGTCTACGTTGAATTCCATGTATTCATCTTCTATGGACACAGCAGCGGCCCCGACCGTGCGAATAGCTAGTGCGTATTCATTCGTGCCAGCTGACGTATGCTTCGCCAGTACCCGCACCCGTGCGTTAGTAGAGCCGTTGATGTCGAGCTCCACGTACAGGCCGATGAAACGCGCCCCGCCGACCGTCAACTCGCTGCCCAAATCAGCCCAGTTCGCCGTCAGGTCTTGCGCTGCCGCTATGAGCGTGTGCGGCCCGCCGTATCGTCCGTCAAATTCCAGATTTGCCATAAGTCTCCAACAAAAAGAGCGCCGCCTTCCGGCAGCGCTTGTGTACGCTGTCAACAGAAGGCGGCGCTCAATGATACGCCTGATATGCAATTGTGCCGTTATTTTACCACGGCTTTAGAAATGTGTCAAGTGCGGTTGCGCTCCCTCCACCACTTCCGTATCTCCGCCGTGCGCGGGCCGCTGATATGATGCATCTGAATTAGCAGCCGTTCCCGTTCGTCTACCAACGCCAAGAACAGATCGCGCTCCCGGCGCACTTGCTCCAACACGCAGGTGGTCCAGTCTACCACTACTGTCGGCGTGGTCTCCAGCGGCACAGGGGCAGGGGTGGCGGTTGCGTTGTCAGTCATCTTTCTTCTTCCATAAGTACAAGTGGCGATAATCCGTGCATTTCAAGTGTCCAGCCTGCTTCTATTGGCAAGAATCGAATATATCCATCATTGCCAAGCGCGTCAACCGAGCCAAGATAAGACACTGGCACGCCAAAAACCAAAGCCTCGCCAGAAAGTGTTATACCGTTTGGAAACCTGATTGTTATTGCCGCTTCAGCTTGTAAAAGACGATTGCTCATATCAGTCATCCTGGCTCTTGTATGCCGTGCGCCATATCGTGCGCACGCTCATCTCGCCAGGGCCGATTTTACGGCCATCATCATTGGCCCGAAGCTCATCCAAATAGTAGGTGCCATTTGCTCCGGCTGGCACGTTCCACAACGCCCCGAAATACACGTCCCGCAGACCAGCGCCGAAGATGGCCCAGTTGTCCATGCTGGACAGCGTGCCCTGTGACACGTCGTCCACCCACAGCTCCGCCGTCCCGTCGTCGGTGCCGTCTCCAGATTCCGCGACGGCATGAAGCTCGATGTAGTGCGCTGCATCGGTGACGTTGAACCAGCCGAGCCACAGGTCCCAAGCGCCATCATCGTCCTCGAATTGGGCCGCCACGCGGTAGCCCCCTGCCACCGTGTAGCCGAAGAAGATTATCGCAATGATATTGCCGCCAACAGCGTACCAAGTGCAAATCGGCCAAAAGGTCCCGTCGGCAATTGTGATCCCGTTCGGGTCGAGATAGAACCTGAATCTAATTTGCGTCAGTGCCGTTGCTATATCTTTTACACCGTAGATTTCAACTTGGTCATCTATCAACAATTGCAAGCCCCTGGCTGTGCCACCCATCGCCGCTGCGATAGTCACGGATAAGTCACCTCCATCTATGACCGTGGTATCGTATTCGCTCAGGTCGACTTCGTGCCTGATGTTACACAATTCATCACCCATGTTCAGTCCTCGTATCCCAGCCGCACAAGCCACCCGTTCTTATCGGTTTCCTGAAATAGCCGCTTGTGTCGTTCCGTGAATTCCTGTCGCCAGTCCCCCACATTGCCCTTGCGGAACGTGAGCGACTGCTCCCGCTGTTGTCCTCTTGCTACCATTGCTCCGATTGCCGCGCTCACGGCGTCCTCATTCACTACGACTTCGTGTAAGTGACCCAGTTGCCAGCGAGAGAATCCGTAGCGGATAATATCCTCAGCTACGGCCTCCGGCTCATTGCGCGCATCCTCGAAGCGTATCTTGTGCACCCAGTCCACTTCCAGCCACGGCGCGTACAGTTTCCAGCGAGCCATCACGCCGGGATATTTGTCCACGCCGACGATGACCGCTTCCAGCACTTCGTCAAAGCTCATTCCCTGGTATGCATCGCGGCCAGGGTGCAAGAATCGCTCCTCATCGTCGGACATGATATGATGCGCCTGGCTCACCGCCACGTCACGGAAGTCGCGGTAAATGAAGATGTGTGACGTGCCCAAGTAGTACAGAAACCGTTCAACTTCATACGTGTAGCCCGCGTGCGATTTGATGAACTGATTCAAACCCAGATTGCCGATGCGGCACAATGCCACTTCCATCGGTGCCCACTCGCTTGACCAGGCATTGTGCTGAAATGTGCCCGCCCACGGC